TACGAACATACTCAGTGGAATAGTACTTGCCAATATAAGGTTCAATAGTAGCAAGCATTCCTAACCTACCTTCCATAAGTTCGGATTCTTTTAATTCTGCAAATTGGTTGTCATATAAGAAGTCATATTGAATATGATCTTCCATCTCTTTCCAATCTTCAGGTGTAACAATATTCTTAAGAATTAATTGTGTCTTAAGCATATCATTAAACATAGCTGCAAAACGCTTTCTTAAACGCCCCACAAACTTAGCAAATTTAAGTTCATCTCTTAGTATTTCTGATGAACGACCTAAATTAAAACCACCTTCAGCAGCAATTCTTGATTCAGGAACACCAAGTGCTCTATAAAGTTTCTTCTGGAAGTACTCAATATCAGCAAGTTCTCCAAGGTTTTGTCCACCTGGAAGTGTTGTAATTTCAGTTCCTCTACCACCTTCTCTACGTGGTAACCAGAAATCTTCCATCATAGACATGAACTTTCTGTCATCTCTAATTTCACCAGTGTTAGCATCATATACTAGTTTATTTCTATAACGACTCATTACCTCTCTAAGGTATTGCTCCGCCTTTACCTTTGGAAGATTACCAACATCAATATAAAATATTCTTCTTTCTGGTGCTCTTGATAATCTATAGATAACAAGACTATCCTCAATCATACGAAGTTGATTAAGTGCCTTGATTGCTTTATGAAGATATGAAAGAACAGTTCCTTTATTTCTATCAACAAGACCAGAAGTTACGTAAGTAACAGAATCTTTTGCAATTTTAATTCCTTTACCAGCACCTCCACTCATCATTCCTGATGGATAACTTGGTTTTTGAGTGTAAATAAAATATTCATCTATTTCTGGTTCTACATATTTACCATTATCAGAACCTTTATTCATATCTAAGACTTGTTGTCCCTTAGATTTTTTCTTTTCTTGACGAACATACTTCATCTTCATAGGATCAATATATCTCAAATCCTTAATACCCTCTTGGGGCTTTTTCATATCAATTACTTTCAGATAATATATTCTACCATCCACATACCAATTTCTAAGTATTTCATGTGATTTCTTATCAAAATCTAATATCTCTTTTATATTTTTAAATTCTTCTCTAATGACTTTTTTTAGTTTATCACTAGCATTTAAATTGGATAATTCAATTTCTATTGGTGAATCATATAAATCACTAACAATCGCTTCATTTATAACATCTTCAATAGCACCATCACACTCTGGATGTAATGCCATTTCACGATATCTTCTCATTAAATCAAATTCAGTTCTATAGACACCCTCAATATCAACATAGGAACCATAAAATCCACTACTAATATAATTATCAACCCCGTCCTCATTTGATTGAGGAACGGGGGATATTACGGAAGGGGATTTTTTTTCCTTATCACCAATTGAAAATCCAAAAAGTCTGGCCATATTATAATGTCTTTAGTCTTTTACTAAGCTTATTTATCCTATATTTTCACCACCAGCTGCAGAACTGGTTCCTTTAAATGCTTCCCACCAATGAACTTGCATTTCTACAGTAAATTCTTCTAAGGTATCAGTTGTTTCATAACTCATATCAATAGCAGAAACATTAGTTGGAAAAATATCCCAGAACTTATAAGATCTAAGAATACCACCATCACGATCTAATTGATGAACTATAGCATCTTTTTGATAATCTTCTGGATTTTGAATTCCAGTTCCATCATCCATTTTATTAATCACATTCATCCATTTTTCAAAGGCTGAACGAATCATAAAATCAGTATCATTAATTACTGTGATAGTCCATGTTTCAAATGTTCTATCTCCAGCAATTTTTAAAATCCTACCTCTAAAGGGAATTTCAATAGGAGCAACCGTTGATGCTGGAAGTGCTGCTGCTTTAACTAAAATTCTAGCTTTTGCTAAAACCTCACTATCTACAGCAACAGCAGTTGGAAATGCTAATTCAACCTCAAAGAGATTAGGCCTAGCACCACCACCGATTAATCTGCTTTTAAAATCACTAATTTTTCTTAGCGGAATACTGTTCTGTTGAACTCTACTTGGCATTGTCTTTAAACCTCTTAACTAATTAAACGTTACCTATTACTTCATCAAATGAAACGCCAGTTCTAGTGGCAACGAATGTTAGACCAATGAAGTTAATTGATCTTGCAGGCTTGATGTATATATCTGCAATAAACTCATTTGCGTCGATTACAGCACCAGTATTATTGGTTTCATCACAAATAACAACATAATCAGTAATTCCTCGTTTAGCCTGAACGTCACGAAGGAAAGGTTCAACTATATTTACAAAATTTGTTCTTGTAATCTCATCATTAAACTCAAAAAGTTGATCCCTTAGCAGCAGCAGAAATTGCATCTTCAAGGAAGATAAACAATCTTCTAACGTTAATTCTATCAAAGGCAGATGCTTTAGCAAATCCAGTCTTATCACCAAATAAAATTATTCCAGATCCAGGTTGGAAAATAACTGGATTAATTCTTGATGAATAAAGACGATCTCTTTGTAATTTAGTTGGACTATATGCAAGTTTAATAGCATTTAAAATAGTTCCTCTTGCTGTTCCTGCGGGTGAAAACCAAGGGAATTGGTTAATATCAGTCCTAGCACAGGTTCCAGCAACATCAGCATTTAATGGAATATATCTAAAGGTATTAGCAAATCTATCAAACATATACTTATATCCACTATCAAATACAGCATATGAAGATGATGTTATAGGATCAAAGAAATCAATAACATTTTCAGTAATTGTTTCATCATCTAAAATAGTTGCAGCAGATTGGTCTGATGTATCAGATATCATTGCTGCTCTATAAGGAGAGATAAATGCAATTGCATCCTTCCTCTTCTCAGCAATAGCAATTAACTTAGTAGCAAGTGCTCTTGTAGCAAATTTACCACCCTTAGAAGATCCTTGAATAAGAAAATCTACATCAGTAGTTGTTTCATTATCAAATAAACCATAACCATTGACACCAACCAAATCATCTAATCCACAATCAAGTGCTCCAGTATCAGTGTAATTTGCTATACCCTGATAATTTAAACCACCTGCTAATTTTTTATTAAGAGTTCCAATAGAATTAAATATAATTCCATCAGCATCTTGATCCCATCCACCATCAGCAAATTCTTGCCAAGTTGTTCCTGTAAATCCAGTTGTTACAACTCCAGAAGGTTCACTTAAACCAAAAATATACTCAGAACTAGTTTCAAGATACTTTCTCCAATAAGATTTAGAACCAACAGAAAACTCTGCATCTTTTGCTTTTGAAAGATGTAAATGCTTTTCTAAAATAGTTCCAGCATTATCAGTGATCTTACCTGAAGCATCAATTAAAACGACATGAACTTCATCAAATCTTGCTCCTCTTGCAGCAGCATAATCTGATGTTCCTGGTTTCTCAGCAAGACTATTCCACTTAACAGTAGCAGTAGAAACACCTGCAGTTGTAACAGAAGTTGAAATTTCAAGTTCTTGCTGGTCAAACCAGTCAATTGCTTTTGAAGAACTAGTTGCAAGTACGTTTCCATCAAGGAAATTGGTAACTTTCATTAATTCAGAACCAATAATAAGATATCCACCAGAATTGACTTTACTAGTTAAATCAGCATCAGTTGTAATACCAATTGTGGTTGTACTATCATTCAATGTTTCTGCAACAGTACCAATACCTGAATTTAGAGTTAATGTTGTTAACGTAACTCCATCATTATGAGAAGCTGCAGAAGTTCCCTCTACACCTCTATATGAATTACTATCAAGAATAATCGAACCAGTTCCAATTTCAGCATTAGATAAACTAATAAGTTCATTACCAATTGTTAAATATTTTGATACTCCAGTAGAAATACCAGTGGTGTTAACACCAATAGTTGTTGCTGTAGCCGATAATTCAATACCACCTTGCATATCCAATACTTTATCTGCATTCTTAAAGAATGAAGTAACTGCAAATCCTATTTCATGAGTGGTAGCAGATGCATCTTTTAAAGCACCTCTAGTAACATTAGCACCAGTTGATCCTGCACCAGAAAGTGGAAAATCAATTGTTCCAGTTGTAAACTTGTATGTGCTATTGTAATCTTGTGCTGTTTCAGTGTTTCCAGAAGAAACGTGAGATATAAACTTAACATCAACTGTATGAGGAGATATATTAGTGTTAGTTCCAGTAACAATACCCTTAAAGTATCCATCAAGTGCTTCAGTAGTACCAGCACCAGTTCCTGTCTTAGAAACTACAGTTCCAGATGGAACTGCTTGACTAACTGCAGCACCAACAGTTATTGATGAAGCATCACTTAATGATATTATCTGATCTGCTTTACCATCAATAATTCCTATCCTAATATCGTTAGCCCAAGTTCCTGGGTTTTTAGCAGCAACGGTTACTGTAGATAGAATATTCTGATCATATCCCAATTCTTCATAATGTTCTACACTCTTAATTTTTACATTAGTTGCTTCGCCAATAAATGCGTTTTTAAGGCCAGAATCATCTGCCCTAACAACATTTAATTGTCCACCATATGCCAAGTATGATGATGCACTATACCATGTCTCATAGTGCTTATCCACATCATATGGTTGCCCAAATGTGTTAAGTAAATCATTTTCGTTGGGTATAAGTGTAGGTTGACCTACTGGACCCTGTGCAAAAGGTCCTACAATTCCACCAATTTTATCTGTTGTGGGATCAACCCTTCCTATGGTTAGGTCAACTTCCCTTACCAGAATTCCAGGAGATGCTAAATTTAGCGGCATCTTAATTTCCTCTCGCTGTCCAAATTTATTCTAGAAATATTTATTATTTCCTTTATTTACATGCACTTTTTCATCATCGATAGTCCCACATGTAGGATCTATCTCCATATTCATCAGTATGCCATCTGTCTCCATCTTTATCAACAAAACTATCCATGTCTTCAAACCCATCAGAAATGAATCCAAATGGAGCCATATCTTGTTCTATCTGATTTTTCTGTTCATCATAAATTCTCTTACGAACATCCTGATCGGACATTTCTTTAAAATAATCTTGACAAACTAACCAAGAAAATATCACAAGACACATAGCTAAGTCATCATTACATCCTTCTTCTGCCTCAAAGGAGTTTGCTTTCTGTGCAAATGTAGTTAGTTCTGAAATAATATCATAATCACAAGTAAGTAATTTATCATCTTCAAGTAAAGTCTTAAGATTGGAACAACCTAGTTTCTTAACTGCAGATGTCATCCTAACACCCAGTTGTGTTTTCTTACCAGAAAATCCTTGTCCTACAATTTGACCATTTCTACCTCTCATTGTAGCCATAAGAAGGTTATCATATTCCAAATCATAATTTAAAATAGATGCTACTTGATCTCCAATATCATTAACTTCAATTAATAAAAATGCTTGATTATATGCCCTTGCAACATCATGTATGATATTGGGGAAGAGCATAGGTTTAATCTCATTATTCCTATACTTAGCAACTACCTTATATGGAAACTCTGTAGTATCAAAGATTATAAAGGCAGAATAATCATTTCCTAATCCTCTGGCAACATCAACCGTAATAATATAATTATGATCTTTAATTGGGTTTTCAAAAATATCTAATCCAGCATTTCTTTTTAATGGTTCTTCATATACAAGATTTCTGAGTTTTGTGGCACTTATAAGTGTATTAACGGAACCTAAGAACTCACATTCAAACTCAATCTTAAACTGCTGTTCTGATGTGTTAGCAATAGTCTGCCTTTTCCATTCAGCATCTCTACCTGGTACTTGAGACCAATGAACGTCAGTAGGGACATATTCATTCTTTTGTCTTTCAGCATCGTGCCAATACCTATAGAAATGGTTCATACCTCTTGGGGTTGAAACCATTATTACTTTCGTTGTTTTACCAGAAGTAATAGTAGGATAAACGGAACTAAAGAAATCTTCTGCGATATGATTTGGGACAAAAGCGAACTCGTCGAGGAAGAGGATGTTAAACGACATACCTCGGACAGCACTTGCAGACGTAGAAGCAGCCAGTATCTTTGATCCATTCTCCAGTTCTAAACTACCTTTATTCCAAGCAATTATACCTTGCTGCATCCATTTAGGCAAGTTTTCATATGCCGTTTGTAATCTACCTAACAAATCCCTAGCAGTTGCTGCTTTGTTTGCAAGAATACCTACATTAACACTATCATTAAATACAACATAATGTAAAAGATATGCTACAGACGTAGTAGACTTACCAGTCTGACGAGGCATCTTACAAATATTAAATCTATTATCATGAAATCTTTCTATTAATTTCTCTTGGAAATCATATGGTTTAAATTGAACCAAACCTTCATCAAGAGAAACAATCTTCATATAATTGTTCGCAAAATATACAGGGTCTCCCTTACATTTAAGGAATTCTATAATTTGCTCTTCAGTATATTCAATTTGTGTATTTGCCTTCTTCAGGTTGGGATTACCCAAATACACATCATTATCAACAGGCATGATTATCCTTTAAATCCTTGTTTTAACATTTTAGATAGTTCTGATGTAGAACCAACAAATACTGCATTGTTAGTAACATTATTAGTTGTTTTATGATTATCCTCATCAATCTCTTTAACCTTCTTCTGAAGTTCCATTAACTTATCAGTAGTATCAGCAACTGATTTGATAATCTGACCTGCAACTTCATATGCTCTTGGACTTGCACTTTCACCAGCAAGTTCCATTATACCATTAAGAGATTCTTGTCCTTTCTCTATTAATGAATATAAATTAGCACGAGTATATTCATAATCCTTTTCTACATCATCACTAACATTTTTAATTTGATCCTTCCTTTTAGCACAACCTCCTTCTGGTGTTGTACTTACTTCGATTGAATTACTACTTGTATTCAATGCATCATCAATAGGGTCATAACTAGTCATCTTAAATATCAGTTTGTCTTGTTGGGCTATATGATCCTGAATCAGTATAATCTGTTATTGTACCATTAAATCCAAAATCATCATCTGGTTCAACTAATATATCATCTGCATTACTTAATATATCAATACTAGTATTCTCTAAATGAGCTGCAGCAGTGGTTTTATCCCATCCCCTAGTGACAGTTAATGAACCATTATCAGGTTTAGACTTAATTTTCATAATCTCAGTACCTATAATAATTCTATCACCAACAGCAAAGTTTGTAGAATCATTAACAGATATTTTTGTCTTAGATTTTGTAATTGGTTCATCTAAAACTGCAGTATTATCATCATTATAATCTTTAAGTGCTTTAGGAGTAGCAGTATATCTTAACTGTCTTCTTGCGTTTTCTCTATCAACAGTACTATAGTAATCAACTTGTACCTTCTTAATAAGTCCATCTGAAGTATCAGCAACAGGACCGAAGAGATAAGTCTTAGCAGTAAAATTTAAAGTATAGATAAGTGCTCTTCTTGTTGAAAAATCTCCTTCATAATCATCTTGGAATGCTATGTTATCTAAAATTAATGGAATATCTCTTTTTTCACCAATAGAACTAACCAAATCTACTGTTAGATTGAATGAAGGTTGGAAATATGGTAAAATCTGCTCTACAATCTGTAAAGCATCATCATTTAGTTTAGTAAAAACACTCAACTCAAATCCAATATTATATGGAACAGGCATATAAACCTTTTTTAAATTAGTTCCATCAGATGTTTTAAATGTTTGAGTAACACCTGCTTTTCTAGTGGGATCATACGAAACTGAATTCATTTCAAATGACATTCTAGGCAATGTCGTTTGAACAGGTTTATCCAAATTTGCCTGTTGCTCAAGTCTTGCTAAAAACTTTTGAGCAGG